AGGTACTGGTGGACTGGCAGGCTCGCCCAAATAAACCTTAGTGAAATATTGTCGTATACCAGAATATATTTCCCGTGCCATATCTTTGGTGTCCTCATGGACCATGATATTATCGATCTGATGGTCGATCCATTCGAACACTTGAAAAATGGATGGTAGGTGCCCTCGGTGCAGAATATATGTTATGGCCAAAAGGTTTTCTAAACTTTGCTTTTCTGATACTAAGGGGGTATAATTATCCAAAGTATCCTCGGGATAAATGGAAGGTGAACTGGCATAAAGCTGTTCCATCCTATAAGAAATACTTTGGGAATATTGGCCCAATCTTCTACCGATCACACTGACCAAGTAGGCCAGTTCACCTGTCGATTTTTGTTCCATCTGCGTCCTCAGAACATATTCTTCAACGTTTAGATTCTCCAAAAAGTGGAGGAATACAAAATAAAGATGGTTCAGGTTGACTATCCTTTTGGCCCTTTTATGGGCGGCATCACGGAACTGGTTGTAGGAGGATAATTGTGCAGTCCAAAGATGGTCCGTAAAAAGATGTCTATATTTTTCCAGGATAATATCCACATGATGCGCCAGTTCCCTAAAAAGCAGGTCCGTACGCCGACAAATATAGTCGGAAAGTGTACCCGGGGTCTGGCCTAATTTTTGATAGTATAGTCTAGAAAAATTAGGGTCGACCAGTGTGGCATAATATTTATCTGGTCGGGAAAGATCAATGATTTTGACCATTATAATGGGTACGGTAGTAGCCATCAGTCCCAGGAATCTTTTGAGAATCTCCAAATCCTCAGGCTGAACTTTTGGATATTCCTGAAAACCACCCTGGAAGGTTGGGAGATCGTCATCTTTTGGAGTATTTCGATCCTTAGGGTCCATCCTGATATATTCTTGCCATTTATCCCGTGGATAGAACGCTCTTAGTTCGGGTATTCCGAAAACAAGAAACGCATGATGTGCCAGATCGCCCAGCCTGGGTATTCTGATGATCCCTGAACCCCCGAAATCCATCCTGTTGGTAAAATTGATCCGGCGGAATTCGGTTGCAAAAACTGTATGACGTCTATATATGCATTTAAAAAAGGTTATCTGGGGTGGATGGTTGATCCATTTGTTCTCGGGTCCCTGGTTGGAAACCAGTTGGAGTATTGTCCCTGTCATTATATTAAAGAAACATTAAAGAAGCCTTACCCTTGGCGATCTCAAGAATATTGTAGGAAACAGCATAAACATGTAATGTCCCTGGCCCGTCCGCAAAAAAATCTAGTGAAAAATCGTCCAGCCTCCCAAAATTAAGGGAACCACTAGGTTCTAGGGACCCAGGACTCAGGCAGAAAGAATAAAAGTAGAGGCCTTGGGGCAGACTCCGGGGAAGATAGATATAGGGCATAAGCCAATTATAGTAGGCATCATCCCCGAGTACACTCTCACGATCCTGATTGTTCACCCTGATCCGCATGTTCCTCAGAATGGGACTAGTATTATGACCTTCTGCCGATGGCCTGAGATACCATACCAAAAATTTAACCGGTGCATGTAATTTCGGGCGGACGCTTGATGGACCAGATTCTAGACTAAACTTTTGATGGTTGACCAATTCTATCAGATAATAATGGTGTGTTTCCAAAAATTTTTTCCTTTCTGTATCCCCCAGAAGGATATAGTTAATATATACTTTTGGGTCGATAATATCAGTCCGAAACCTACAATTGAGGATGACAGGTTCTTTAATGGATACTATCGGTAGTGCTAATGGAAAATCACGGCAGAACCAAAAGCGCAAGGGTAGAACGTAATGGACAATGTCCCCGTCCACATAACCGGAAACCATCTGATGGTAGATTGTGTCCTTGGATCCTGGTACAAAAAGATGATGGTAGATGTCCAGCCAGTCCCCGGTTTGTCTGTCCAAAATTTTTCCGCCCACCTCCAGTTCCACCTCCCGGACCAGAGAATGGATCGGACGTCCAGAATGTTCAGGGCTGTCCGACCGCAACCACCCGGAAACTTTCCGGTAGAGGTCCCGTAGGTCCCGTAATCTTCGATGGACGTCCTGTGGATCCTTGGGAATATATTTGGAAAAGTTGAGCATTTCTATCTCCTGTACCAATGCAGGATCATCCGTTAGACTGAGCAGCTCCGTCCGGACCCCGTCTAGGGTGACCACTAGATTGTCCGGGAGATCCCCAGAATTTTGATAGGCGTCCAATATTTTAAGGTCCGTATCTATGTAATGATGGAGCAACCCTAGATATTTTTCCAAATAGTCCAGATATTTGGGAGGATCCTTTGTTTGCCGGTAGCCTAATGTCAGATAAATCTGACCGACCAGATCTCCCCATGGTTCGATCTGTGCGCTCGAAGTTCCCCCCGTGGGTGTATTTTTGAAATATTGTTCCAATGTCCGTATAAGGAAAGGGGTATGCCTACGGTAGACCATTTTAAAAAAGGTTATTTGTGGGTTGCTCGTCAGATAGTCCGCCAGAGTGTTCCATGCGACCAATGTTTTACCGGGCATTCTTTTCTAACTATAGGAAAAAAATGAACTATAATAAATTCCAAATTTTTGAGTTCAAATTGGAGAAAATGGTCCCGGATCCAGCAATTGTTATGGTGGCCAAACGTGGATCGGGCAAAAGCTATATTACCCGTGATATTATCTATCATCTACGCCATATACCTGGAGGTGTGGTCATTGCCCCTACGGACCGTATGAACTCATTCTATAAATATTTTTTTCCGGATCTCTACATACACTATGATATCAAGGATTCCATCCTCAAAAAGGTATTATTGCGCCAGATGCTTATGATAGAAAAGGCCAAGGAAAAAGAACAACAGGGAAAACATATAGATCCATCGGCCATCCTGGTCATGGACGATTGTCTTGCCCGTAAAAAGGCCTGGGCCAAGGATGAAAATATTTTAGAAATTCTTATGAACGGTAGACACTATAAATTAACCTATATACTCACCATGCAAACACCTTTGGGCATCACACCCGACCTACGCCTTAATTTCGATTATGTTTTTCTGCTCAAAGAGGATTCTGCCATCAACAAAAAAAAAAACTTTGGGACAATTATGCTAGTATGTTTCCAACTCTACAAGCGTTCGAAAAAGTTTTTACCGAATGTACCAAAGATTATTGTTCTATGGTTATTGATAACCGTAAACCTGCCGATAATATTCAGGAAAAAGTTTTTTGGTTCAAGGCCAAAGAAAGGAAATTTAGTTTTGGCTCCAAAGAGTTCCAGGAGATGCACAAAAAATATTACGATCCCGCATACCTGCATAGAAAGAATATTCGTCTCTTGGAGGGACAAACATTCTTCAACCGTCGGCGTAATGATATAGATATTAAAGTTGAAAAAGTATAAAATGGGGACTCCCCAGGAGGTTATTGTCATCGGAACCCAGGAGAATACAACGGACCAAAATACCAATGATCCTAAGGTCTATGAGCCTTGGAACTATAAAATTGTCCTATTACTCAAAAAAATTGGTAAAAAAACAATGGGCTATAGATGGATGCATGAGCAGGATGCTAAATATTATGATAATATAAACTCTAAATTGGCCGTTGTTGAAATGTTATTGCTTGCTTTTCTGGGCACATTGAGTGGGGGTCAATTTGTCTATTTTATGATTAATTCCGGGCTCAATCAAAATCCCATTGTTTATATTGTACTCTCAGTGGTACAATTAGTATCTATATTTGCGGCAGCTATCGTTAAAGGATATCGTGATGTCAGTAAGTTCGAAAATCTCCGGGCGGAACATAATTATGTGGCCCTCAAAAATGCAGAGCTCAATTTGGACATCCAGTATCAGCTCTCCCTCAATGTTAAGAACCGTGAGGATGATAAAAGTTTTTTGCTACATATTATTAGGAAATTTAACGATATACTTTTCCTTTCGCCAAAAATCCGTGAAAAAACAAAAAAACATTATTTGGAGGAATCGGATGATAATGATATTTTTAATCCTATTATGATTGATACAGCACCTACGGGTACACAGATACAAAATACACCTCAAAGTTCTGAACTTAAATATCAGATAGACCGTTGGCTAC